GTCGAGAAGTTCATCACGACGTTCGGTATCCAGCGGCGTCTCGCGAACACCTACCAGTCGCAGAAGCGTTGGACGAACGGCGAGGCCGTCAATGTCGACGGCGGCTACCAGGCGATCATGGTTTCTGCGGGAGGCCGGGCGACCCCGGTGATCGCGGACACGGATTGCCCGAATGGGTTCGCGTTCGGTCTGAACATGGAGCCGTTCGCGTGGGCTCAGATGCGCGACGTTGGCTGGCTCGCTCCCCCGAACGGTGGCAGCATCTTCCACCTGAAGGATGGGGCGTCTGCCGGTCTGAAGCAGTCGATCTGGCAGGCGTGGATCGTGTGGTACGCGACGCTGATCTGCGTTGCCCCGAATCGTCAGGGGCAGATCTCGCAGCTCAAGGACGATGTCCCTATCCCGCACCAGTAGGTAGTTGAGCCCGGCCCCGTTGTGGGCCGGGCTCGTCGTGCATCTTCCTCTCTTTCGAAAGGGGGCGCTTGTGGCGCTCACGATCAGACCCGTGAAGACTTGGGTGTGCGGTGATCGCCGCAACGTCCTCGCAGACATCACGTTTGACAACTCGTATCCGACGGGCGGCGAGGCGCTGACCGCGACTGATCTCGGTTTGACGCTGGAGTTGAATGCTGTTCACGCTGCTCCGGCTACTACGGGGCATGTGTGTCCGTACGACCAGGCGAACGCGAAGCTGATGGCGTTCAATGGGACTACCCAGATCGCGGACAGAACGGACCTGTCTGCGGTGACGACGCGCGTTCTCGCGGTTGGGAAGGGTCCGGGCCTGTGAGGGCTGGTGTCCATGACGTGAAGCCGGCGTCGTTGTCGCAGGTCATGGAGGGCCAGGACGGCCGCATGATCGTGCTCGATGACGACGTTGGCAACGTCGTCAAGGACTTGCAGAGGATCGACCCGACGTTCCGTGTGCGGTACATGGAGCGTGGGGATTGCTTCGTCGTCTTCCAGGACATCCGGGAGGGTGACAGACGCACTGAGCATTTCGTGTTCTCCGTCGATCGAGGGTCGTTCGATCAGCGCGTCGTGAAGGAGTGCGAGCGGATCACGCACGAGTCCTATGACCTCGATGGGGAGCTTGCGCAAGGTCAGGCGCGTCAGGAGGCTGAGCGCCGCCAGATTCTCGACGAGTCGATCGAGAGGACCGCTGAGCACATGGTGTGGGGTCTCCGTCGGGAGAACGGCGTGAAGGACCGCGTGTTCGTCCCGTGAGCACCCTGATCGACATTCGGACCGAAGTCTTCTTGAATTCGGAGTTCGATCCGACGATCTACCTGTCTGCCGTGAACGGGTACATCAACCGGGGGTTGCGGTCGATCTCGCACAAGATCGACTTCTATTCGGAGGAGTCCTCGTACGCGATCCCAACAGTCGCGGGGACGGGGACGTATGCGTGGCCTTCGGATCTCGGGAGGATCCGGTACCTCCGGAACGTTGACGACGCAACTACATTGCTGGCTGTGCGTCTTCGCGAGATCGACGAATCACCGATCTCGACAGGGAAGCCGTTCAAGTACGCGACCGACGCATCGTCGCTCGCGCTCTACCCGACCCCCGACGGGGTATACAACCTCTCCCTCCGCTACTGGGCGCTCCCACCCCTCCTGGTCAACGACACCGACGTTCCCGCCATCCCGGAGGACTACCACGACCTGCTCATCTTCTACGCGCTCCAACGTTTGTACGCAAAGGTCGAGGACGTCGAGATGTCCTCCTACTGGGCCCAGCAGTGGGCTTCTGGTCTCGCGGACATGAAGGTCGACGTGAAGTTCCCATCGGGCGACGGTCCTCGGCAGATCCAGTCGATGTGGGAGAACCCGTACTCCGAGCGTCCGTACGGCTTCACGATCCCCTCCTAGATCATGCGCGGTCTCGCGGTCCAGTTTCAGGACTTCTCCGGAGGATTGAACTCGAAGTCGGCACCGTATCTGCTGGAGGAAAACCAGGCGCGCGATGTCCTCAACGTGCAAAGCCTCACGGCAGGAGGGATCGTCAAGCGCGACGGTCTCGTGACGCTGGCTAGACCGGCGGACACGCTCACGTCCCTCTACGGCTTGGAGGCGACCGCGACCGACTATCTGATCGGGGCGGGAGGAACGTCGCTCTACTCGGTGACGGCTGCCGGGAGAGTCGATTCTCGGCAGACGGGTCTCACAAGAGACGCGAGATGGGAGTGGGTCCAGTCGCAGGTATCAGGTGGCCAGGGGCCGTTGTTCGGGATGAACGGCACCGATACCCCTCAGCAGTGGGACGGCTCAGCGGCGAGAATGTCTGCTTGGACTGCTTCATCGGGTTCGGTTCCGAACGGCAGATACCTGACGCTCCATCAGAACTATGTGTTCGTCGCAGGTGTCGCGGCGAACCCTTCTCGTTTGTACTGGTGCAATGTTGTCGCGGGGACAGGGACGGATGCTCGTGACTGGCCTGCCGCGAACGTCATTGACCTTGATCCCAACGACGGTGACCAGATCACCGGTCTTGGGAAGGCCGGTTCGCTGCTGCTGGTCTTCAAACGGAAGAAGATCTTCGCCGTGTATGACCCGGTGACGGGTGCGAACCGGCGCATCTCCGACTCGATCGGGACGGTCTCGCATCGGTCGATCGCCGAGACCCCTTTGGGGACGTTCTTCCTCGCTGACAACGGGATCTGGCGGACGAACGGATCGTCAGTCGAGCTGGTTTCCGATCCGATCGAGCCGACTGTCCAGGCGCTCGTAGCTTCCAATTCGGCAGGTGTCTACTGGGACAACCACTACTACCTGGCGTTCCCGTCGGCGGGCAGAGTGCTCGACTATGACCTGACAAAGGGATCGTGGTGGGCGCATTCGATCAGCTCGAACCAGTGGACGATCTTCCAGCAGGGCTTGTTCTCGGCGAAAGCTTCGGCGGCGGTTGTTGACCAGGCGTTCGTTTCGGGAACGCCGACGGACAATGGAGCGGCCGTCCAGTGGTACTGGAAGTGCGCATGGCTTGCCCCGGGTTCGTATCGCCGTCGGGTATCTCCGACGCCGTACTACCAGAAGCGTTTGCGTCAGGTTCGTTGCGATGGGCAGGGCCGGGTTGACTTCTCGCTCGCCAAGGATTACTTGGCCTCGGAGATCCTGCTCAGATCGGACTTGTTCCCGGCGGATCCAGGCGCGACGTTCGGCGGCTCGGGAACGTTCGGCGGATCAGGCACGTTCGGCGGAGGTTCGGCCGTCCCGCAGGCCCGAGTTCCAGGGCAGGGGGTTGCGCGCGTGTTCTCCCCGGTGTTTGGTGCGACATCCAGCCTTCCAGCTTCGGTGTTTTCGATGACCATGCTCGTGACAGATCGGCGGGACTGATGGGCCAGATTTCTTTGGAGGCGGTGACGGTCGGGCAGCCGGATTCGACGGAGGAGCCGAAGATCCCCGGGAACTTCAGAACGTTGCAGGATCTCGTCAATGGCAACATCGACGCAACGAATTTGGCAGCAGCAGCAGGAGTGTCAGCTACCCAGCTCGCGGCTGCCGTTCAACAAGCACTTTTTGCGCCCGGAGATCTCAAGACATCAGTAAGAACGACGCCTGGCACGGGCTGGCTTCTCTGTGACGGAGCGGCTGTCTCCCGGACTACGTATAGAGCGCTGTTTGACGAGATCAGAGAGACGTGGGGTGCGGGCGACAGATCCACCACGTTCAATGTCCCGGACCTGCGTGGCCGGGCAATGATCATGGCGGGCACGGGCACGGGGCTGACGGCTCGCACGTTGGCCCAGAGACTAGGCGTGGAGACTCACAGACTCACGATCTCGGAGATGCCAGCTCATGCTCATACCGGAGCTACTGACGCCGCAGACCCCGACCACACTCACGCCTCGCAGAGCGGCACGGCCTTCTTGACCGACAACGTGACGGGGAGAAATGGTGTCTACGACGCGACCGCTGGCGGCAATAGAGGGTTCGGCAACGCGGGCGGTGGTTTCACGGGCGCGGCTGACGCAGCGTTGAACCACGCTCACGGAATCAGATCCGAGGGTGGTGGCGGGACTCACGAGAATATGCAGCCGTCCGCTGTCGTCAACGTGTTCGTCAAGACATGAGCCTAGGTCTCCCGTTCCCGGTCCTTCATGGCCTCAACGACGCGGAGCGCAACTTCGACGCGATCAGAACCCAGTGGTCGAGCGTCGAAGCGACGGTCGTCACGGGGCTTCCGTCGAATCCGTTCGACGGACAGATGATCGACTACGTGGCCGACCCAACAAACGGTGTGGTGTGGCGATTCAGGTACCGGGCTGCGTCGGCATCCGTGTACAAGTGGGAGTTCGCGGGCGGCTCATCGCTTGTGGGCGAGGCCCTGGCGGACAGTGGAAGCACGCTGACCTCTGCCTCAACTTGGTCTGGAATCGATGCGAATGACCCAAGAGTGACCGTACCGCTCGCGGGAGATTACGAGGCCGAGACTGTGACGAGCATGAGCTGTGACAGAGCCGGGACGCTGGCTATCGGCATCAAGGTGGGTGCTACGGAACCAATCCTTGGCACAAACGCCGCCTACGCCTACCTCGACCTGGGTACGGGCAGCGCCGTTATTTCGCAGGACCGGAAGTTGTTGGCTGTTGCTGCGTCTACCGTGTTGCAGCAACGCTACTGGCAGAACGCGGGCTCGGCGAATCTTGGTCGGCGCTCGTCCTCGTTGAAGATCCGCCCGGTTCGAGTGGGCTGACGGTCGATCCCTCGGCTGGTTAGGAGTGTCTTATGGCATCTGTCGGTGGCGCACAGCCTTTCATCAGACCGAGACGCCCGGTGTTGATCGTTCCGACTCGTCGGGGCGGGCAGCGGCCTGTGCAGATCGCTCCTAGAAGACCGGTCCAGTTGAACTCGGTGGGGATGAGAGCCCCGAGCGCGCCGGCTGCGCCATCCGCTCCGGTAGCGTCGAGTCCTCAGCAGACGTCGCCGCTTGACGCCCAGTACTTCTCCAACACGGGCAGACAGCAGTTCGACGCGAATCAGCGCATCAATGCCCTGAACCTCCAGGGGTCCAACGAGAAGGCTGCGCTGGGCGAGGCCCTTCGACAGATGGCGAATCAGCAGCCTGTCCTTCGTCAGAACGCGACGAACCAAGCGAACTCCCAGGGACTCTTGTATTCGGGTCATCTCGGTTCCCAGATTGGGGATCTGGAGACGCAGTACCTCCGGAATCAGTCGGCGCAGCAGGGCCAGTTCGACCAGGCTGAGGCTGGCCGCCAGTCGGAGATCTCGGGTCTTCAGCAGGGCTTGTCGTTCGATGCGCTCGCTGAGCAGTTGGCAGCGATCGAGCGGGCGTCTGCGGCTGCCGCTTCCGCGCCTCCTCCTCAGTCGATTCCGTCGGTGAGAAAGACGGCGCCGGGTCGTCCGAGAGCTTCGAGAGCTAAGCCTGTTTTGATCGCGCCGAGACGGAGGAAGTGACGATGGCTAAGGCCCCGCGCGCGAAGCAGACGAACCCGGTGTATGACCCGACTCGGACCTTGCAGGGTTCGTCGTTGAAGAAGGCCGCCCGGACGTTGACGAACCTGGAGACGCGTCCGCAGATCTCGGCGTTGGCTCGACAGATCGCCCAGACGAATCGCCAGGCCCAGCAGGTCGGTAACCAGACGGGCGGGTACTTCACTCAGCTCGGAGACCAGGCCCGCCAGGCGTTGCAGGCACAGCAGGGCGCTACGGGTCGTCTGAATACGACGCTGGCGGGGATCGGGCAGAACACGCAGGATCAGATCGAGTCTGCGGGGCAGGGCGCTCAGGCTACGCTCGGGCCGCTCCAACAGCGCGGCCTCGATGGCGGGTCCCTCGACAGGCTCGCGCAGGAGCTTGCGGCACAGAAAAGCCTTGCTTCGCAGAACTCGCAGGCGTTCCAGTCCGCTGGTGCTACTCAGGGCGCGAACTATGAGGGTCTGACCGGGAATCAGATGGGGGTCGGTGCCCTTCGGGGACAGGAGCGTTTGTCGGAGCTGGCGAACGCGTTCGCACAGGCGACGGTCGAGCCGCGCGCCAAGAGAGCGGAGCTGCTTTCCTCCCAGGGAGCGTTGATGGCGAAGAACGTGGGGGCTCTGCGGGATTCGGAGCGCAACTACGGGTTGGCGCAGGCGACGTTGGGGTTGAACACGCAGAAGGCCGCTGCGGATGCCACTACGGATCGTGCTCGGCTTCGCCAGTCGGCGCGACAGTTCAGCGTTCAGCAGGCGCGTCTGGAGCGCCAGTTCCGCTTGGACGAGCAGAAGTTCGGGCTTGATGTGGCGAAGAACAACTACCAGCGGCGCAACAAGATTGGTCCGTATTCCTCCGGTGGGGGGCGTAGACCGTTGACCTCGACGCAGCGCAACGCCGCTTACGATCAGATCGACCAGGCTAAGAGCGCGGTCGCTACGTTGCAGGCCAGAGGGCTCACGACCGCTCAGATTCGGCAGGCGCTCACGACGGGTTCGTTTCAGGCGCAGGATGAGAACGGAGAGCCGCTCAGAATCTCTGCGCCGAGAGTCGATGGCGGCGGGTACGGCACGTTCGTGAACGCCGCGATGGATCTCGCGATCAGAGGGCGTCTCTCCCCGGCGAACGTGAAGGCGTTGCACAGATACGGTCTCAAGGTCAGAGGCCGCTACGACTACCAGACGCCTACAGCGGCAAAGTACGAGTGGTGAGCGTTGCCTCCTAAGATTTCCGGGCTTACGTTTGCTCCCGGGTCAAGGACGCCGACTGAGACCAAACGTGCCCAGCAGGTCCCAGGGGCCAATAGATTCACGTCCGCCCTCGGCCTGGGGGCACAGTCTCCGTTTGCAGCTCCGGTAGCGAGACAGCGCAGAGAGATCCGTCGGGCAACGGGCCGTCTTCCGGGCAGACCGTCCCCCGGTGACGTTTCGCGTGGGTACGTCCGTTCCGTCATCGATGTTTTCGAGGATCAGCCGAAGAGAGTCCAAGACCGGATTCTCAGAAACGCGCTGAGAACGCGTACGCCCGAAGGCGATCTGTTGTTGCGTCATCGGGGGCTTTCGGAGGGCGCGCAGGAAAAGCTCTCAACCGCGATCGATTTCGTCAGAGATTTCGGCGAGCGTGGGTCGTCGCCGTTCAACGCTCTGCGTGGTGTTACGAAGCGGTTGATGCCCTACGAGCCGGGTTTGGTGCAGGATGCGTTGACGCAGCCTGGATTTGCTTCGAGTGCTCAGGGAATCAGCCACCCGGGGCTCGCTCGGGTGTCGGAGTTGCAGTCGGGACTGTCGAGCGTTTCGAGGTTTCTGGAGAGAGGGGTCGAAGCAGCGGATCGTCGGACGCGAGGCCCGCAGGTACAAACGTCAGGTTTCGATCCCAGTCGGCTGGGTGTGAACGCGTTGAAGGATCTGGTGAACCTTCCAGCTCAGGTGATCCCTTCGACGTATCTGCCTGCTTCGACGGCTGCCTCTGGAGACGTCGCGGGTGCGGCGAGAATGCTCGCCGATCCGTATGTGGCGTTGGCGAAGGATCCGTTGAGAAGCTTTGAGGAGCACCCGTTG